CAAAGTTCCAATCAAATATATTTTCTGGAGTTACGATTGAAATATAAGGTCTTATTTCTTGGTTTAGTTCTTCTGCTTTTGTTGTTGTTTGTATATTTGGTTTGTCTAATATCATCATGCAATGTCCATAAATAGACGCATAATTTTGTGCTTGTTTAATTACAGATGTAAAACTATTACCCTCTAGGTCTGCATCTTTTAAGAATTGTTCTAAACTAGCCTCATCTTGCATACCACCAAAATCTCTACTTGCTTTGACTCTAAATAAAAATGATGAATAAATTTGAATTACATTTTTACAATGATTATCGCAAGGTGTGTTAGCAAGTCTTTGATAAAACTCGTTATCTAATTCTAAATTATATCTATTTAAATATTGACCTAATGTATAATCGTATCCACCATTATAAGATCGTATATAATATTCCCAATTCGTAACTGTTTCTTTATAGTCTTTGTGTACTTCTAATGCTGAATCTCTGTTATATGCCATTACTTAATTGCCCATCTTGATGGTTTAGAAAATGAAACATTGCTAGTAAGAGGTTTGATAAAATCAATTAAGTATCCTAAAGCATCATTCATATGGTCAAAACCTTGTTCTTTGTCAGGAATATTTGTGTTTTCCTTGTATATCTGTCTTTGTAATCCTTTTATCATTGTTTTGCAAGATTTTGAAACGAAAATATGTCTATGACCTTTAGAATCTTTGAGTTTAGAATTTACAGCATTGACTCTATCTCTAATAGACGGGTGCTTGTGTTTAACTTTTACTTTGAAACCAGCGTTCTGCAATATAGATAAATCAGTTCTACCACCAGCAGAAGTTTTACGTTGTCTTGAAGCTGGGTCAGGATATATAAATATCTGTGCTTTAGAACCATATCTATCTCTTATCTCTTGGCACATTTCATCAGTATTACTTGAATAAATTACTATTTCATCTACTACATAAATCTTATCTTTTTCTATTTGTGCAACACAAGCTGACATTGGGTCTACGTTAAAGTCCATTCCTAAATGAAAAGGTTTAGTCCAATCTATTTTCTTATCTATAACTGAATCTACGGGGTGGAAATTGTAATATACAGCACCAGCATAATTCTCAAAAGTTCCCTCAAACTCTTGTCTAAATGTTCTAATATCTATGTCTTGTTTAGCTTGTTCTATTTCTTCTTTAGAAACCATACCACCTTGAATAGTCGTATATTGGAAACTAGCCCATTGATCGTCTTGCTTACCTTTAAGATACATTTCATAAGACCAATTACCATAACCTTTAGGTGTTCCACACATCATCACATTGCCTAAAGTATCTGATACTGATGCTCGTAATACTTCAAACCAAGTTCTTTTGTCTATATCTGCAAACTCATCAAGTATTAAAAAGTTTAATCCTGTACCTCTAAGTGCATCATAATTATCTGCACCTTTTAATGATATTGTACTATTTGTTTTTCTTATTCTAATAGTAAGAGTTGTCTCGTTAATATCCTCAATCCAATTAAATTGATTAAGCATTTCTTTTAAATTAGACCAACATATCTCTTTAGCCATTTTAAAAGTTGGTGCTACATACCATATTTGCTGATTAGGTTTAGATGCGTATTTCATCATCTCAGTAATACATAGATAAGTCTTACCAAATCTACGACCACTTATTAAAACTCTAAATCTTTTATCACACGAACTAACTTCGTATTGAGGTTTTGTTAGTTTGATTTTCATTTTAACTAGATGTTATTTGCTCACATTTAAAGCTGACCATTACCTTGCCTTTGCTTACTTCGTGCATACCTAGTTCTTGGTTTATCGTAATTGCATTTAAATATCCAGCAGTAGTACAATCATAAAACGAATTATAGGGTTCAAAGTTTGGATATGGGTCTGAGCATTGTTGATAAACAGCAGAACATATTTGTAAAACTAATATGAACTTCACTTCTTTTTTCTCTTATAGAATAATCTATTTACTCTTATCTTCCATATGTTTGCTGATATTCTTGAAGCTATATGCTCTATTTTTCTTAATATAAAATCTATCATCTTTTTCATTTAAGTATTATTTTTTTAATTGATTTTGAACCATCTATATTTAATTCTATTTCTGCTTCACCTGTCCAACATTGATACCTTACGTTTTTACTGTATTGTCTTTCAGCTTCACGCTTATGTCGTAAGCATTTTGCCATATTATCTTGAATACGGGCTTCCTTAATATCACCACTTACAAACATTAATAATCCTACGACAGCTTCTATCATTGTGTTTTTCCGTTTCCGTTGTAATACATATCTCTATTTTTATCTTTTAGTTCTTCAATGTCCTCTAATACCTTATCCATTTGTTTTCTTAAAAATTCAATATTTACTTTGTTCAATGCCATATCTTCAATATGTTTATTTAATTTATCAGTAGTTTTATAAAGGTCTTCAATCATCATAAATTGTTCTGAGTCTGCTGGTAAAGAACCCATTTCTCCCCGTGGCCATTTGATTCTAAACTCTGTATTTTTCTCAAGATCAGAACTCATAAGTTCTAATTTTGTTGAGTGCTGATTTAATTTTTCTACAATTCCAAAATAACCCCATACACCTACTGCAACAATCGCTATCAAACTAGCAACTGTTTTCATTGGCATTTGTACTTGTTGTTCTTCTCCTATTTTAAGTGCCATAACCTTTTAATATCCATTCGTAAATCTTCTTTAGAATCTTTCTAATCTTCTTCATAATTTAAATCCTTTTTTCCAACTTTGTATTGCCCAATAAGCTGGGCTTAAATTCTTCTGACCTTTTACCTTAGCCAAAATGGGTCTAAATCTAGCAAAGAAACTTTTTTGTCTAGCTGGTATGTTCTTCTTAATAGACATTGTTTTACTACCAAAGTTCACTTTTTGTACTCGACCTGTTCTTCTATTCTTAACAAATACTTTGAACTTCTTTACATCACCTCTACTAGGTTTATTAAGTCTAACTGTTCTTCCTTTGTACTTTGCCATAACTGACTAATATCATAAAAGCTTTATGGATTAAACTTTATTGTGGTTCGTGGCCGCTACAAATATACCCTATGACCTGTTTCCCATTATATTCGTGATAGACGTGGTTGGAGAATAGCTTACGTTTTTTCTGCTCGTGAACTCTAACATTATTATGAAACCAAGCAGAGCAAGATTGCTGTATCTCAAACGTCTCGATTTTGACATCTCCAAACGTAGTGAGATAGAGTAAAGAAATAATAATCGGCTTCATCTTTTAAACTGTCTTAACCGCCAAGAATGGCAGATATAGTTATCTTTAACAGCTAGTGCATTCCATTTACCGCAATAGTTCCTACGATTGCTAAATAAATAACAATTACCACAAGCGGCTTTTGATGTAGTTTTTTGAAAAGATTGAGGAAGTTTATAATCTATGATTTCTCCGCTAGGGTAGAAATTACTTCTTTTTTTTATCATCTTCTATTTTGTTTTTGTAGAATAAATTAAGAAATGCTTTATACGCACCACCACCATTATAATCATTTTCTTGGTCAGCTTCTTGTTTAAGCTTATCTAGCATCTTATTGAACTCTTTAGCTTCTTTATCACTTACTGTCATTTCTTGTCCTTTATAACTTTTATTAGTTGATTTGCTACTGTAGATATTGGGTCTAAATTAATATCTTTAGTAGTGCAACCTGTAAATAGTAAAATGATTGTTATGCTAACGACCTTGACCACGATATTTTTTTCTTTTTGGAATCCTTTTACTATAACTCTTTTTGTGCCTACGAGGTCTTTTCTTCCGAGTTCTTTTGACATAATTACTAACCCCGTATAGAGGTTTTTTCTTAGCCATCTACTTTGTCAGCTTCAATGATTAATGGTAAAGGTTCGACAGTTGTTTGAGTCTCTACTCTGTCTTTCATACCTAATACATTTTTACTTAAAAAGATTTGCATATTTGGGTTGCCTTTTTTAAGTGCGTTCTCCCACATCTTTTTTCTCAAAGATGCTTTTCCTTTGTTTTTATTTACCTCTATTATTTCGGCATAATTTCTTTGTAGTGTTCTAGCAGAGATTCCCATAACTCCACCTATTTCTTCTTGTGTGCAACCAATAGATGCTAGGTTTCCAAGTATATCTAAATCAATGTCCTTTTTGGGTCTTCCGACAGGTTGCTTTCTTTCTGCCTTATTTGTCTTATTTTTGTCGCTTTTCATTTGCCTTATTTATAACTCATTATTCCAAGACAACAACATTAAAATTACTACTAAATAGATTATAGCAACATAACCTAAAGATAGAATCATATGGTTATTTTTTCCATTTTCATAACGATACATTTAGGAAATACATTACGATCTGAGAATACAGCTTGTTCACTATCATAACTAGCAAAAGTCCAAACGTGCTTTTTATCTTTAGCAAATATATAAGCTTGTGAAATCATAATAGCTGGTTTTAAAGTTTTAACTTCTGATGCTTCTGCGTGTCCGCTATCTCCACACGGGTCTTGCCATACAATTTTATAGAAATAGTATTTCTTACCACCAATAAT